AGCCTTCCTGCAAAGCAACCTGATAGGCGGAGGCGCCGTCAGCGCCGGTTTCTCCGGCCGCGCCATCCTGGCCAACCAATCGACCCATAGGTTCCCATGCGGTCACGACGTTCGGGTCATCAATCGCTACTGCGAAATAACCTTCGCCTGTATCGTTCGTAATGTAGAACTGACCGCCCTTGGCTCCAGGAGTGAGGGCTTCCAGCTCTGTGTAGTTATTGATGCGGCCCATGTAGCGAACGCTAATACCGTCTTCGCCGTCGGCACCATTCTCTCCGACCAATCGACCCATCGGATAAAAAGATTTACCTTCTGGGGCATTTGAATTTGCTAGGAGTTGATGACCGATGCCAGTGTCGTTGGCAATGTAAACGTCATAAATGTCTGATATTCCAACAACTCCAGCAAGGTCAGATTCTGTACCTACACGACCAACATATTTGAAGCCAACAGGTCCAGGTTCGCCTTGAGGCCCAATTGGGCCCGGTTCGCCCTGAGGGCCCGGCACACCAGCAGCGGCAGACACAACATTCCAGCTGATGCCGTCGTACTGATACTGCACACCATTGGGTGCGTCGTAGATGTCGCCAGCTGCTGGGCTATCAGGGAAATCTAGGGCTGCCATAATCTGTCCTTACTTTTGAATGAGTGCGACGAGACCCGCAACCTGTTTTTTCAGGTCTGCAATCTCTGCTTGTAGTGTTTTGATTTCTGGCGTTACGCCAATGCTGACAACCTCGACCCATTGACCACCAGTCGAGTCAACGTAGTAGACGAACATGGATGCAGTCTGGCTGTTAAACCAGAGCTGATTCTTTGTAGGATCTGCGGGTGGTGTCTCGCTTGCGTACATCGTGGCCGAGCCAGGCGCGCTTGTGGTCTGCACCCATTGGCTACTCGAGCCGTCGTTATACAAGACGTAGAGGCCGCCATTACCTGTGTTGAACCAAAGCGAATTCTCTTCAGCATCAACCGGCGGGACAGCAGAAACAGTCACGCTCGATGAGGTTGACTTGGGGACATAGATCAGGCCGTCAGTGGTCGACAGGATTGCGGCATTGTCAGCATCAGCCGAAACAGCAGTTGGGCCAGGCTCACCCTGGATGCCTTGCTCGCCCTGGGGACCTTGCGCGCCGTCAGCGCCAGGCTTTCCGTCGGCGCCAGGCTTGCCAGGAACACCTTGAGGACCCATTGGGCCGCGAGGGCCTTGGGGTCCGACTGTGCCATCACCACCGCCACCACCAGAACCACCAACACTTCCAGCGATCATCTGCACCCAGGCGGCTGATTTGCCACTCGGGAAATCTGTGGTGCGATCAATGGCCAGCCAGAGCGAATTGTCCATGCGAACGATTTCGCCAGACGAATAAGTCTGGGTGCCGTCGTAGTAGCCTCGGAATGACTTGACGGCCGCGCCATCAAAATCATCATTGAGATCTGGTAGCGCAAGCTCAATCGTGTGAACTCGTCCGTCTGTCATCTCAAACAGAATATTGGCGTCTGATGCGAATATGTCCTTGATACCTACACCGTCGGCGCCAGTCAGACCAATCCCACCGGCCTCACCCTGATCGCCCTTCTCTGTGAACACGAACATCTGCCACTGCTTGTCGCCATCGTCAGCGACCTTGATCAGCGTCTTGCGATCCTTGATCACAATGTCGTTGATCGAATACTCAACCTCTTTCTTAAACGTGCCACGAAATATCGGCGAATGATTCTCGATCGTGTGATCAATCACCAGACCATCGGACAGCGCGACACGCATCGCAGTTTTTCGAAGTTCTGTCTGCTCAAATGAAATGTCGTCGATGCCGTTGACTAGGACGTTGTAGCCGGCCGGATCATCTGAAGGCGATCCATTGGCCTTGCGGCTGGTCATAAACAAACCACCGCCATGAGCGACGAGTGTGTTCTTGTCTACCTTGTCGCCATCACGAACCAGCATCGGCTCAATGATTGGGCGATCACGGCCAGGCTCACCGTCTCGGCCGTCCTGGCCGTCTAAGCCTTTCTGGCCGTCAATACCATCGCGACCGTCTTTGATCTGCGCCAGGCGCTCGTCAACGATTGACTTCAGTGCGTCGAAGTGCGTCTGAACGTCAGCTTTTACTTGGAGCGAAAGCTCTTCAGTTTTTCCTTGACGCTGTTCCAGATCGCTAATAGTTTTTGCATAATCATTGATTGCCTCGCTAGTTTTTTGAACCGACTCTGTCAGTTGGCCGAGTGTTGACTCGGTAGCCGCATCAAGCGCCTTGCGCTGAATGTCGGTCGACTCTTGGAGCTTTGAAAATACATCAGTCGAGAGCTGATCAATCTTGATCCCGAGATCATCGTGCTTTTGATCAATCAGTTTGACCGAGCTTTCGATTGATGACTTGAATTCATTTGTGAGAGTGACTGTGCGCTCATCGACTAGATTCTGGCTTTCTTCAGCAGATTCTTTGATAACCCGAAGCATCTCGGTAGCCAGCTCTGACTGCGACTCATTAGCGCGAGCCTCAACGTCGATGAGTTTGACCTGAATGGCCGCAAGTTCTCCGACGTTCTTTTCAATTGCTTTATTTAATGAGTCCCGAGTCTCAGAGAGAACCTCTGCGACTGCTTCAATTATTGGTAAATTTTTCGACTCAAGCATGGTGCATTTTTCCAATCAGTATGGATTTAATCAGCGCCTTCGCGGCCGCTGGATCTTGATCCTCTTCTGGCTCTGGTGGCTCGACTGCTGGTGCCGGTGGCGCTATTGGTGCAACAGGCTCGGGCGTCTCTCCAACCTGGATCATCTGCTGCTGTAAGTAAGGCTTATCGCCGCCCTCGACAGGAGGTAAACCCTCGATGCGTCGCGCCTCATTGGGTGAATAGATGCCACGCTGTACGGCCTGGCCAAGCGTATCGACTCGATCCTTCATGTTCGTGCGAAGGAGAATCTTTTCATCTAGGTTGATTGACTCGTCAGCGTCTAACTCAAAGAAATTCTCTAGAGAAGTCTCAATCAGTTTGATTGTGTGTCCGAGATCTGTGGCCAGCCAATGGCTGATCAGCTGCTCTGTGTTGTTATAGGTCGAATTGCCCATTGAGTTGACCAGAGCGAGAGGCACACCAAAAACACTGGTGATCGCCTCAACCGTCATCTGGTAAGCCTGGATCATTTGCGCGTCTTGGCTCGACATCGAAATCTGTTGCCACTTCAAGCCACTCGCGAGAATTGGTGTCTGGCCAGATGAGAACCCGGCTGACTGTTGATTCCAGACTTCTCGCAGTCTTGAGATCTGCTCTTTCGTCAAATCCTTATCAGTGCTAATCACGCCAGATGGCCGGCCTTGATTCGTAAAGAAATTAGCCGACCCAGCTGTGATCGCATTGTTTGTCGTAACCGGCGCGAACACCGATTCGATGGGCGATACGCCACGCAAAGGATCATCAGGTGTTGCGAGTTTGATGTGCAACATATCCCGCGCTGGGACAAAGTATTCTGGATCAAAATTCTCGTATGTGAAACGAGTGTCACTCAGCGAATACACTACGCCGCCATCATCTGGCAGCCGGTAAGCGTGGACCATCTCTGGCCGCATCAGCCACATCTCGACCACTTCGGTTCTGTTGTTACGTCTGGCCACAGCGAAAGCGTTGCCGTTATAAAACAGGCTGCGAACTAGGTTTGATAAGAACTCAACCTGGTTCATCAGCGGATTGGGCTTGCGTAAGGTTCTCAGAACCGCGCTGTTTTTAACAGGGACTCGCGCACCATCTTCCTTCGTTCTGAAATGCTCAATCGGCATTGAGCTGATTGATGCAGCATAGCGACGGACACAGGCCTCCACGACGGCGTTATTGCCGCCCTGTAAAGGCTTACGTCCCGCTTGCCACCACTCTTGCCCCCAGGACTGATTTAAGACGCCGACATCCATCGTGTTGACGAGTGACTTGCGCTTAAATAGGTCGAGGAGTTTCATTCTGCGGCTGCCTCGGCAGGGATCGTCTCGGCAGGAGACTCAGGAACAACCTGGGCGGGTACATTCACGACGGGCTGCTTGGTCGTTTTTGAAATTGGATAAGGTACGGTCCAGACTTGCTGGCCAGTGATGTCGACGTATCCTTTGCCGAGCATCTTGGTTCTTGCTGCATCAGATTCGGCCGAGTGAAATACACCCTCGTTCCGATTCTTGTATTGCCACATTAAATATGAAGCCATTTGACTCTCCATAAAACAAAGGGAGGACGCGCCTCCCCTTGTTTATTTACTTACGATTACCAGGCCACACCGTTGATGCCGGTGACGAATCCGTCACGGCGCATCACCCATGACAATGGCATCGTCATGCGAACAGCGATCAATTCCTGCTGGAATAACGAGACAACCTTGCCGGTCGTGACCGCACCGAAGTTGTTCTTGTCCAACACGCTTGGATCGGGTGCAACATCATCAGCCTGGACGAGAGAAGCTGTGTCAGACACGGCGAACTCAGGAGTGTCAAATGCGGAAGCAAATGACGAGGCGTCCATCGCAATAACAGTCCCTTCAGGAATGTTGTTGCTGACGATGACCTTGTATCCGTTCAAGCGGCCAGCGGAGAGCTGGTCACGGAATACATAAGTGCCGACTGCTGTCGTTGTGAATGACAAGCCCAACTCTTGGAGCGGGTTCATCAACAAAACGATCGAAGCACTGTTGCCATTCTGTTGAATGATAGGAGTGACGAGAGTCTTGATATCGGCCAGGATGTCGGCTGCTGTGCTGCCAGCTGATGTGCCGAGCGTCACGCCGTTGAGCAAGCCAGCGGGTGACTTGTTTGGCACTGCTGGGTTTGCAGAGATCAAGGCTGCATCGATTGCCCATGCTGTGTCGGCAACGATTTGGCTTGTGATCAGACCCTGAATCGAGGGAACGCTAACACGGCTCAGTTCTTTTGAAAAATGGCTTATCACACCCATCTTATAGCGATTCAGAATCTTGCTTGCGTAGCTAGTACGCTTGACAGGAATCAGGTTGCCTTCGCCGACAAATGAACCGGCCAGTTCACCCATCGCGCCAGCCTGGGAAGGCAAGCTAATGGAGTTGTTTCCACCGAACTGGATCGAAGTGCCGCTTGATGCCAATTGAGCGTAGAAGCTAGTAGGTTTCAATGAATCAAGAAAATCTGCATAGCCCTGACGGGTCAATTCAGCAGCCCAGCCAGCGGCCTGAGTTGTTGCAGGAGCTGTCTCAGCCTTAACGACTGTTTGCAGTTCACGATCGGACTCAAAGTAAGAACCGACCACGGACTCAAGCGACTTTCCCTGAACGTGCGAAACGAAGGCAGCAGTAGCCATCTTGGCGAAAAGCATATCCTCACCCTTGCGGCTCTTAACTGTGCCGAGGTGTTGAGCTTTGACGATTGCAGGAGCTGCAACAGAGCTGGCCAATGATTGCTCGGCGTCTTTGTATGCCTGGAGCGATTTTTCTTTCTGCTCGATCAGAGCCTTAGCAGACGAAATTTCGCTTGCTTCGACTTCTGTCAGATCACGACTGTCAGCTTCAGCGGCTTTCACCAGACCTGTGATGACGTCTTTGGCGGCGACGATTTCGCCTTCAATACTTTTGATTTTTACGGATAAGGTCATTTCTGACTCCATTGATTAATAAATGAACGGGCTGCATCGAGCCGAGGTGTTTCGACAGCGTCAGTCTTGACCTGGTCGAGCGATTCGCTGAACTCTGACCCGAACTGGGCCGCCAGAAAATCGAATCTTTTGATGGAGGTGATTGACGCCTCTGCGTTGCAAGGGATCGTCACGGCTGAAAGTTCCAGCCAATTCCACTCCTTGAACCGATAGCCACCTCCCTTGATTGGTTCGGCTTTGGTTGCGCGAAATCCAATTGATAGGCCGCGAACAAGCCCTGACTTCATCTGCCGCCAGGCTCTCTCTACATAATCAAGACCAGAGTCTTTCGCAATCTCAGCCTCGATTTCGATACCAGCGTCCGTGACGCGAGCAGTCTTGACCATGCCGATCGGAGATCCGTGGTCGTGCTGGGACAAGAGAGGAATCGGGAGAGTGAACCTTGCGCCTTTTGGCTCGACTATGTCGCCGGCGTGGTCTGTGCTTGGTGTGGAGGCGATGCCTCGGATGATCCGTTGCGAATCATCAATTGATTTGATCTCTAGTGTCGACCAGCTTTTAGTGTGCATATTCCGGCAGCTCTATTGAGCCAGCCGGATAAACCGTCGCTGATAGTTGATCGTCACGCTCGCCAGGTGGGGCGCTTTTCTGTCGCTCGGACTTGCCTGGGCGATTTCGGGCCATCATATTTGGCTCTGCGTGAGTTTGGATTGCGTAATTATCACAAATACAACAATTTAAGTCAATAAATTATCGTTATTTTTCATATACTTATCAAAAAGTGAGAATAAATGTAGATCTTTTATTGTAAATTGCTCACGAAACGTGAATATTTATGTATAATTACTACATCGCAATCACAAAGGGAGAGCGAAATGTCAGTTCTGAAGTGTGGTGTGTTTGAGCGTGAGTTGAGTTTGACGAGAAGAGGTTTAAGCAGGGCTAGTTTGGGCAGTTTTACAAATCACTAATTTAAGGCAAGGCAGGAGAAGAAAATGAGAAACACTTTAAAAGCACTTTTAGTCGTCGGCGGGTTCTTGGCAGTGACAAATGCGGCCTTTGCAAAAACGCCTGAGCTTTGCCAGTCTGCATACAGAACAGCGGAAGCAGTAATGACTCAAAGACAAAACGGTGTTCCCCTGCCAGAAATGATGAAACACGTTGACTCCCCCCAATTCAAAAACACCCGTGACCTTCTTTTGAAAATTGTTGTTGCAGCTTACGAGGTCCCAATGGTTTCAGCGCCAGAAAATAAGAAAAAAGTCGCTGAGACACTTGCCACCAAGACGATGCTTGACTGCATGAAAGTAATTAAATAATCAACTTTTACAAACTCAAGGAAAACGAAATGAAAATCGCCCGACAAATACTTTCAATTGCCCTCTGGTTGTCTTGTCTTATTGCGGTGATTATCACGCTCGCCAGCGGATTTATAACCATCGTAAGCGCATTTGAGTACTTTGAGACTGGGGCGTGGAATGCCAATTTCACAGTCACGTTCGGAATTCTTGCCACCAGCTCCTCGTTTATTGCCTCATCCATACTCGGCTGGTTTGCCACAAAAACTTGGACTAAAAAATAATGAAAGAAAATAAATTGCACGTTCTAACGCGAAACCGCACAGACGATGACAGGACTGGATGCACCTGTATTGATCACAAGACATTGCAGTACAGCTCTGGCACATGGGTTCTTAGTAAAGAAAAAGCAGAATCCCTGCTTGGTAAAAATATTTACATCCATGACGCACAGTCTGAACCATCAAAGCATGGCGGCGTTATTACAAAGGTCGTGCGAGAGGAAAGCGGACGATATACGTTTTTTTACACAGCAAGCCGTGATTGCTTTGGCGTAACGACAGGAAATTGGGGCCGCGAAAAAAGTTTTGGCGATGACCAGGGAGAATGAAATGCAAACTCTTAAAAATATTTTGACAATTATTTTAGGAATATTTGGATTATTGGTCCTTAGCGTTGCTCTGATTTTGCTCGGGATATTTTTGTTTTCCATTGATTTGCCCTCACCGCCAGAAGGTTTCTGGTGGTTCTTAATTGGGGTATTTGTTGCAGCCTGTTTGCTTGATTCAAAAAAACCAAACAATTTTGAATAGGAGATTGTGATGGCCAAGAAAAACAAAGGAAAGAGAACTAGAGGATTTACTGGTCGAGTTGAATCAAATGCCGCTGGTCACGGTGCGACTCACAGAACGCTAATGAGTCAACTTAATAAATTCAGAAGCCCTTTAAGACCGCCATTAAAACTAGAGTCAAAAATGCCGCTGGTGATGAAGCGTCTTTCTCAATCAAAATAAATTTTTTAGGTGTTTTGATGAAACAGTCTCGCGAGCCATTCAATAACAACGATATGCGACAGTCTGAAATTGCAGCCGAGCTTGGTGTCGGATGCGAGCGAGTTCGCCAGATCGAGGTCAAGGCTCTTCAAGATTTGCGACAGAAACTAAAAGAGCGCGGCATCGTTTCGCTCGATCAGCTCGTCTAATCACCCCATCATCGCGGCCGCATCAAACGAATTCTCTTCACCCACCAACTTCACGCCAATGATCGCGGCCACAATGCCGTCGATCTTGGCGTATCCCTGACCACTCAATCCAGCGTCCTTTTTTCTGAGCTTGCGACCATTGCCGTCGCTTTCAGTGATGCTCAGGTTTTGCACATTCTCATTCAAGAGCGGACAGTGCTGGTGCTCCAGGCGACCATCGGCCAGCATTGACTCCAGAGCTGTCAGCGCACTGCCCATGATGTAATCGCGCTGCGGGACCGACTTGAACTCGCAGACCTCTTGCGAGAATCTAGTTGAGAACCCGGCCACACCGCCATGCTCGTCGCCCCCGATCACAATGCTATTGGAAAGGCGCCCCATCATTCGCTTGCACTCAGCGAACACGGCCAGCTCGATGCCGCCGACTGTTTCGTGGATCTCAAGCGTCTTTTGCTCGATCGCCTCGTCATAAACTGGTTGATTCTTGCCTCCAGCTCGATCGTATCCATTGCGTGTCAAATACTGTTTGACTCGGATCTCATGGACCCCATCTGGCCGGCGTGTGACAAAGCCCAGGGCGAACGGATCATCCACGCCTCCAACGTCCACTCCGATGGCCGTGATCCCATCCCTGGGTACATCTGGCCCACACTTAGGCGCTCGCCCCCAGTATCCATGCAGGATCGACTCCGCCTCATCCTGGCGCAAATTGCTCTGGATCCCAAGCCTCTGGCTCAGAATCAGTGACAGCTGCAACCTGTCCTCGGTGTTGGCGGCCGCCTTGATCTCGTCATCCAATTCCTCGGCATCCATCGTGCCAGGCTGCTTGTCAGTGCGTAATGATGGCGCACCCCTGAACCACTGCCCTCGATCCAGCGGCGACAAGTCTGGCCGCTCCACCACAGGGAACTCAAATATCGCAGGAAAGAACTGACTGTCAACGAGTGTTCCATCACGGACCGCACGACCGAGCGACAGCAACCTCTTAAACTCGCCGACTGGTGCATCGATCGACATTGTTGAAATCGTCAAGATCCTTGCGTCGCGTCCGAAGTTTCTCGCACCCATTCGCAGCTGAGAGCAAATCTTGTCTGCGTCGCGGATCTTGGCCAACTCATGTCCCTCGTCCCAAATGATCAAACACGGCCGGCGACCGACCGCCTGGTCAAGTGAGGGACTCAGCACAACAATCTCGATCCCGCTTGGAATGT